CCGCAAGAGTCTACAAAGAGTTTGTTAAAGCGTGCTAAGTCCTTGGAGTCTCGCATTCGTTCTATGGAGGATGCTAGTGGTGCGTTCACACCTGCGATACCTACTAAGGGTCTTGGGTTTTTTAAGAAGAACGCGGCTCGTATTGTTAACACGTTGAAGGACATGCGGCAGGGTCAGGTTCTTAGTGGCAAGGACTACAAGCGTATGAACAAGACTTTACTTGAGTTGGACAACAAGTTGTTTCGTCGTGGCAAGCCTCGGTAATGAGGGCAGGCGTATTAGCATCGGTATTAAGGATTCATTATGGCAACACCAGCGTGGACACGGAAGGAAGGCAAGAACCCGAAGGGGGGCTTGAACGCCAAGGGCCGAGCAGGGACGGGCATGAAGGCTCCGGTAAAAAGCGGAGACAACCCAAGAAGAGCCAGCTTCCTAGCACGGATGGGAAACATGAAAGGCCCCGAAAGGGACGAAAAAGGAAAGCCGACTCGTCTTCTTCTCAGCCTAAAGGTATGGGGAGCATCGTCCAAAGCTGACGCAAAAGCGAAGGCTAGGGCTATTAGCAAAAGGAATAAAGCAAATGCCTAGTGGTAAAGGAACTTACGGAACCAAGGCTGGTCGTCCTCCCAAGAAGAAGCCAGCTATGACTAAGAAGCAAAAGACATTACCGACTGCTTTAAAGAAAAAGATTGTAAGGTCTAGTTCAAGTGGTTCTGGCGGGTATTGATATGGCTGTTAATGAAGCAATCAATGTATGGCGCAGAAAGCAAATGGCTCAAACAATAGTGGATACTAGCGATCCGCATGAGCAGAATTTGCTTATACGAAAGCTATACCATGAGACTCAGCCTGAGATTGGTCGGCCCTTGTCGGAGGTTTTAGAAAAGTAATGGCTGTTAATGCTGCTGGTAATTACACTAAGCCTACAATGCGTAAGTCTTTATTCAAGCGCATTAAGGCTGCGAATGTACAGGGTACTTCTGCTGGCAAGTGGTCGGCGCGTAAGGCTCAATTGTTAGCCAAGCGTTATAAGGCTGCTGGTGGAGGTTACACATGAAGAAGAAAACATTATTAAGTAAGGGTCAGGAAGCTACTTTAACAAAGCATAGTGTTCATCATAAGAAGAAGCATATGTCTATGATGAGGGCGCTTATGCGTAAGGGTGTTTCTTTTTCTGCGGCACATAAGAAAGCTCAGAAGGAAGTCGGAACTTGAAGAAGCCTCAGAAGTCATTATTGAATTGGGGTAAGCAGAAGTGGCGCACCAAGTCGGGCAAGAAGTCTAGTGACACTGGTGAACGGTACTTACCTAGTAAGGCTATTGATGCTCTTAGTGATTCTGAATATGCAGCTACAACCGCAGCTAAACGAAAGGGCAAGGCTAAGGGTAAGCAGTTTGTGGCTCAACCGAAAGCTATTGCCAGAAAAGTAAGGCAGTATCGTACATGAGTTTTATATCTACCCTTTCCCTAGCAGAGCTAGATACACTTAGACAGATAGTTCGCAACGTTCATTTAACGTATGTACCATTGGAGTTTGCCACTAACAGGGAATGCGACAAGATGATTGATGGCATGGCCCCTGAGACTGTTGATAGAATGTTGAGGTTCGGTAGACAATACTGTGGTTGATTTTAAGTACAAGCCAGACGGAGAAACGCTTAAGGCGTTTATGAAAGATCAAACATTCTTTCGTGGGCTTCGCGGCCCTGTGGGTTCTGGCAAGTCTGTCGGTTGTTGCATTGAGGTCTTTCGTCGTGCCTTAGCGCAGGATAAAAACCAGAACGGTATTCGCAGAAGCCGCTGGGCAATCATTCGTAATACCAACCCACAGCTTAGAACCACTACTATTAAGACTTGGCTTGATTGGTTTCCCGAAGAGGACTGGGGTAAGTTCACTTGGTCTGTTCCGTACACCCATCACATTAAGAAGGGTGACATTGATCTAGAGGTTTTGTTCTTGGCTCTTGATAGGCCAGAGGACGTTAAGAAGTTACTGTCATTAGAGCTTACTGGCATTTGGGTTAATGAAGCTAGGGAAATCCCTAAGTCTATTATGGATGCGTGTACTATGCGCGTTGGTCGCTTTCCTTCTATGCGTGAGGGAGGGCCGTCTTGGACAGGAGTTATTGCAGATACGAACGCACCAGAGGAAGATCACTGGTGGCCGATTATGTCTGGCGAGGTTCCGATCCCAGATCACATACCGCGAGAGCAAGCTAAGATGTTGGTTAAGCCTGACAACTGGGCTTTCTATACTCAACCTGCTGGTATGACAGAAGTTAGAAACGACGATAACGAAGTAGATAGTTACAAGCCAAGTAGTACAGCTGAGAATACTAAGAACATGATGAAGTCTTACTATCCTAATCTTATACAAGGTAAGACTAAGAGTTGGATTGATGTGTACGTTATGAACAAGCTAGGTTCTATACAGGACGGTAAGCCGATCTATCCTATGTTTGTTACGGATACACACGTTGCTAGTGAGGAAATCCCCGTTGCCGCTGGTTATCCTTTGTATATTGGTTTGGATTTTGGTTTAACCCCTGCGGCTACTATGGGGCAGAAGGTTAGAGGAAGGTGGTTGGTTCAGGATGAAGTCGTTGCGTTTGACATGGGCATCGTTAGGTTTGCGGAAGTTCTCCGTGAGCAGATTGCTACTAGATTTTCTCAGTGTTCCGAAGTTATTATTTACGGTGATCCTGCGGGTGATTTTCGGGCGCAGACCGACGAGTCTACCCCGTTTCACATACTTAGAGGTGCTGGCCTTAGGGCATTCCCCGCCCCGTCTAATTCCGTGGATTTGCGTCTTGAGTCGGTATCTTCGCAGCTTAACAAAATGACAGAAGGCAAGCCTGCCTTTTTAGTAGATCGCCGCTGCGCTCAACTCATTAAAGGCTTTGAGGGCGGCTACCAGTATCGCCGCATGGAAGTTTCTGGCGAGAGATACGCAGATAAGCCTGACAAGAATATGTTTAGCCACATTCACGATGCACTACAGTATATGTTGCTTGGCGCTGGCGAGGGTCGGGCCTTGATGAATAATCAGAAAACGGCTACTCCGTCCGTTGCTAAGAGGGACTTTGACGTATTTGCTAAGCGCAGTGGCCCCAAGCGCAGACAGGGATTATGGGCGCGTATGTAATTGTGCGTTGCTGATCGTTCTTGATTGTGCTTATCGCTAACCAACAAAGGAGATTGCCATGTGCAAATTCATAAGTAAGGCGTTTAAAAAGGTAGAGCGGCTTCAAAATAAAATACTCAAGCCTGTAGGTATTAACACTAATCTCTTTGGTGGTAAGCTAGGAAAAGGCGTCGGTGCAGCTGTGGCAGATGAAGGGCCAAGTGATATTGATATGCTGGCTGAAGAGTCTGCAAAAGAGTTAGCAGAAGAAAAGTCTAAGGCCACAGAAGATACTATACAGCAAACTTCTGCAAAAAGATTTAGAAGCGGATCGCGTGGTCGCCGTTCCTTACTGCGCTCTAAGTCTGGTGGTGGTGCTGGGTTTTATAACAGGTTTCAATTATGATAGATGATCCAGTAGCTAAAGGTTTCTACGAGCATTACGGTAAGGCAAAAGCCAAACGTGAAAACTTTATACCTTTGTTTGAAGAATGCTATGAGTATTCCCTTCCCCAGCGTGAGTCATTTTATTATGAGAACGTAGGGCAAAGACGCGATGATAAAATCTTTGACGAGACTGCGGTTGTTGGTGTGCAAGAGTTTGCGTCCCGATTGCAGTCTGGCATTGTTCCTAACTTTGCGCGTTGGGCTGATCTAACCGCTGGCTCCGAGGTTCCTAAAGAACAGCGTGACGCCGTGAATAATGATCTTGATGAAGTTACTGACTATGTGTTTGAGGTTTTGCAGAACTCTAACTTCTCACAAGAAGTGCACGAATCTTTTATGGACTTGGCTGTAGGCACTGGCATTTTGGTTGCAGAAGAGGGTGATGCAATTAATCCGGTACGTTTTTCTGCTATACCTCTACCCCACGTTGTTCTGGACACTGGCCCCGATGATCGGATAGATCACATCTACCGTGAGAGGAAAGGTATTAGATACAATCAACTACAGATTTTATATCCTGACGCTGAACTAAATGAGCAGATTCAAAATCGTATGGGTAACGGCGGCAAAGACACAACGACTGTACTTGAGTTAGTTTGCCGTGATTACTCTCGCAGGAATGAAGAAGTGTATATGAGTTATGCTTACTGCATGACTACCGAAAGCGTGATCTACAAACGTGAGCTTAAAGGTAATGGCGCTAATCCATTTATTTGTTTCCGTTGGTCTAAGTGTGCTGGCGAAGTCTATGGTCGTGGCCCTCTTATCAATGCACTGTCTGCTATCAAGACAACTAACTTAACCATTGAGTTAATCCTAGAGAATGCACAGATGGCTATCTCTGGTGTGTATCAAATGGATGATGATGGTGTCATAAACCCAGATACTATATCCTTAGTGCCGGGGTCTATTATACCAAAGGCTATTGGTTCCAATGGGTTACAGCCTGTTGCTGCTGCTGGTAGCTTTGATGTAGCTCAACTTATACTTTCGGATATGCGTTTAAATATTAAACGTGCGCTTTACAATGACATGCTGGGCAACCCTGATAAAACTCCTGCATCTGCTACTGAGGTTGCGGAACGTATGGCTGATCTATCGCGGCGTATGGGTTCTGCGTTTGGCAGACTACAAGCTGAATTGGTGCAGCCAGTATTGCAGCGCGTTATCTACATTCTTAAAAAGCAGGGCCGCATTGAGATACCAAATGTTAATGGCCGTGAGATTAAGATTAGGTCTATCTCTCCGCTTGCACAAGCACAGGCTAACGCAGACATATCATCCGTTGGTCGGTTTCTTGAGATGGTTCTTGGCACCTTTGGGCCAGAGGTTCTTAACCTACTAATCAATTCAGAAGAAACGGCAGCACATCTTGCTAAGAAGTTTGGTGTACCTGACGGGTTGATTCGTGATCCAGAAGAACGTAAGCAGATAGTTGCAATGGCGCAGCAAATGCAAATGCAGCAACAACAGCAGATGCAAGAGCAACCGCCACAGGAACAACTGCAATAGGAGATAAAGTTGGCCGCATCTAAAGCAAACATTGGCATTGATGGAATACAACGAGCAGCTAACCAAGATAAGATTATAAGTACTACGGTTGCTCATCTGTTTGAATCGGAAACAGGTAAAGCAGTTATGGAATATCTTAAATCTATAACGGTAAATCGTGTACATGGGCCAAACATAAGTACAGAAGAATTGCGCCATCACGAAGGGCAGCGATATATAGTTGGTCTACTTGAAGCAAGAATACAGCATGGTCATAAGGTAAAGCAAGATGTCTGAGTCATTATTAAATGAATCGTCTGAACCCGCAGAAGCAGCTACAGAAGTTACGCAAACGCAGACCGATAGACCGGATTGGTTGCCTGAGAAGTTTAACTCGGCAGAGGACTTGGGCAAGGCGTACAATGAATTATCTTCTAAGCTGGGGACGAAGGAGGAAGACCTAAAGGCTTCATGGCAAGAAGAAATGCAGCGAGAGGCTTACGCTGATCGTCCCGCCACTAAGGGTGATTACCTTCTGCCAGAAAGTATTGATCCTGAAACTGCGGTAGATAGTCCGTTGCTTGATTGGTGGTCAGAGCATTCGTTTGAAAGCGGTCTTGGTCAAGAAGAGTTTCAAAAGGGCATTGAGTTGTTTACCGAAGCTATGGGTCAAGGTCAGCCAGACATAGAGGCAGAAACCAAACTACTAGGTGATGCTGCAACTGATCGTATTGAGGCAGTTAGCTTGTTTGCCAATCAGTTCTTTCCTGAAGAAAGCCTAGATGCAATAGAACGCATGTGTGAAACCGCTGGCGGTATTGTTGCTTTGGAACACATCATGGAAAAAATGAAGGGGCCATCTTTCGCTGGTGATTCCGCTATGACTAGCCAGATTACGGATGATTCCCTGCGTACTATGCAGAAGGACGAGCGTTACTGGAACCCACAGAAACGTGATCCTGCTTACGTCAGTCAGGTAGATCAGGCGTATCGCAAACTATATGGCTGATCCTATTCTACAGCGTAG